GCCTTGCGGAACATTTCGATTACTAGATCTTCCATTTTGCATTTTTCTTCAAAAGTCATGTTGTAGTCCTTTTCATTTCCTATGCCCCTTTATCACATACTATTAACTTAAAGTCAACAGTTAATTTCGATCTACGCTGGTTTAAAAATGTATAAATAGAAGCAGTTAGAAAAAAGTTAGGATTATTTTATGGTCACTTTAAACCCTTCTGCCAGTGTTGATGTATCATTGACCTCTGCTTCTAGTGCGATAAACAATACAAACTTTTTGCAACCCAATTCCTTCAAACTTATTATTGATAGAAAGAACTACCCAAACCTTGAATTCTTTTGTCAATCTGTTCAACATCCAGAGATGTCATCACAACCGGTAGAGATACCTTACCAACGAATTAGCAACATTCCTATGCCAGGAGATAAGTTGACTTTTAGCGAATTAACGTGTATGATTATTCTTGATGAGAACATGAACTCATATACTGAAATGTATAACTGGATGCAAAGGATGATTCAAACACCACAAAAGTCATCTGTGAATCGGTCAGACAAACTTCCTCCAACCCACGCTGATATTACATTATCCATTCTATCTAGTGCAAACAACCAGGTTAGACAGGTCAGATATATTGATTGTATTCCCGTGTCGCTTGGTGCTGTAGCGTTTGAGTCTATGGCGTCTGGTGATCAGTTTATTTCATACCCCGCGTCATTCAGATTTTCTTATTTTGAGTTTATCTAACACTGAAAGTATATTATGAATTTAGAGCAAGTATTAGAAGAGTGGTCAACTGACTCTCAACTACCTCGTGAAAACTTAGATGAAGCTTCTCGTACTACCCCAAAGCTACACGCCAAGTATCTCACAATTCTATCCAACACAAAGCTACGATTGAAGAAAGCAGAGATGGACCAGAAGTCTTTACTCAAGCTGAAATGGCTATGGTACAACGGTAAGATGTCTGAAGATCAAATAAATGATCTTGGTTGGAACTATGATCCTCTAAATGGTCTGAAGATTATGAAAGGCGACATGGATTACTATTATGACTCTGATAAAGAGATTCAAGAGTCTGAGTTAAGACTTGAGTACCTAAAGACCCTTATAGATACTCTAAAAGAAATTGTTAATAATCTAAACTGGCGGCACCAGACGATCGGCAATATGATCAAGTGGCGTCAATTTGAAGCAGGTAATTAATATGTTTAATCATGTAGATCACGGACTCATCATTCCTAAAATAACTAGGAAGACCACTTCAGAGGGTAGAAAATATCATACCCCAGAAGGCAATTACTATCCATCAATCACAACTGTAACTGGCCTTATGGGTAAGGCAAGCATTATGGCGTGGCGTGCAAGAGTTGGTGAGGAAGAGGCTAATAAGATTAGTAGCCGTGCTTCCAATAGAGGTACAGCGATTCACAAGCTCGCTGAGGACTATATTGACAATAAAGAGGGATGGGATAAGGATCTGATGCCTCACAATAAAGCATCATTCTATCCACTTAAAGAGGTTTTAGACGCACACTTAGACAATATATGGATGCAAGAAACGTACCTATATAGTGATAAGCTCGAGACTGCAGGTCAGGTAGATTGCATTGCTGAGTGGGATGGTGAACTTTCTGTGGTAGATTTCAAGACAGCCGCAAAGCCAAAGAAAGTCGAATGGTTGACTAATTACTTCATCCAGGCATCATTTTATGCATGCGCCTTCTATGAGCGAACCGGTACGATTATTAAGCAGGCTGTTATTCCTATTACAGTCGATAACCATGAACCTCAAGTGTTTACGATCAAAACACATGACTACCTGCCTCAGTTTTTGACGGCCAGGCAAACATATCGAGATTTGAAAGAAAATGGCAACTGACGTTATTTGTAGACTAAAAGACTACAGTATGTTAAGAATAGATTGTGATAGAGGAGTAGCCGCTGAGTTAAGCGATTACTTCTCTTTTTTTGTACCTGGCTATAAATTTATGCCTGCATATAAGAACAAAGTCTGGGATGGTAAGATCCGTCTATACAATGCTATGGCAGGCGAACTCAACGCTGGGCTAGCAGTGTACCTCATTGCATTCTGTGTCGAGCGTGGTTACGAGATAGACCTTGAAGAGTCAGATTACGGCATCCCAGGGATCCAAGATAAGATTGATACAGATGACTTCAATGAGATGTTAGAGTCTATTAATCTTCCATTCATGCCAAGGGAATATCAATACGAAGCGGTTGTTGATGGTATAAATAAGCACAATGGCATATTCTTATCTCCTACGGGTTCTGGTAAATCGTTTATCATCTATCTTTGGATTGCATACTACTTAAATAAGATTGCAGATCAAGAAAAGATCCTGATTGTCGTACCTACAACATCGCTTGTTGAGCAACTGTATTCTGACTTTGAAGACTATGGGTTTGCATCTGAGAGAGCTGTGCACAGGATATATTCTGGTAAGGATAAGACTACTAAGAAACGAATCATTATTTCTACTTGGCAATCCATCTATAAGTTTCCTAAGAAATGGTTTGAGCAATTTGGTATGGTCGTTGGTGATGAGTGTCATACATTTAAAGCTAAATCTCTATCATCTATTATGAACAAAGCAACTGAGGCGAAGTACCGCTTTGGGACTACAGGAACACTAGATGGTACTCAGACGCACAAGTTAGTCCTTGAGGGCTTATTTGGCCCCGTATATCAAGTGACAAAGACTAAGAACCTGCAGGATGATGGAACATTAGCTAAGCTAGACATTACTATGCTAATGCTAACATATAAACAGGAAACAAGACAAGGACAAGAAGGAAACTCATACCCACAAGAAATTGACTTTATTATTAATCACGAACAACGAAATAAGTTTATTCGTAACCTAGCTCTTAATCAAAAGGGTAACTCATTAGTTTTATTCCAGAGAGTGAAGGATCATGGTAAACCACTATTTGAATTGATCAGATCAGCAGCTAAAGAAGGAAGGAAAGTATTCTTTGTGTCTGGCGAAGTTGATACAGAATCTCGAGAAGCAATTAGACGTATTGTTGAGTCCCAAACGGATGCTATTATTGTAGCTTCATTAGGCACGTTTTCTACAGGTATAAATATACGTAACTTGCATAACATTATATTTGCTTCACCGTCCAAATCACAGATCAAAGTACTACAATCAATTGGACGAGGACTTAGGCAATCAGATGACGGCTCTACTACAAAGCTATTTGATATTGCTGATGACCTACATTGGAAGGCAAAAAAGAACTTTACTTTATTACATTCGGCAGAGCGGGTTAAAATATATTCTAAAGAACAATTTAATTATAAAATAATACAGGTAGAAATAGAATGAACGATATAAAACAGTTTAAACTATCTAGTGGTGAAGAGATTGTGTGTGATGTTATTGAGTGGCAAGATGTTGAGGGTGATGATCCCAACATTGTTGTTAGGAATGCCTATTGCCTGCTTCAGTTGGGTACAAAAAAGGGTGTAAACTATTATCAATTTAGCCCATGGATGGTATATCAAAATGATCCTGAATTCTTTCAAGTTATTAATAGCATGCATATCCTTGGCGAAGCCAACCCTCCAAAAGCGCTACTCGAACAGTATATCTCTGTAGTAACAGCCGATACCCTTACTGATGAAGAGATTGGCGATAAGATGCAGGGTTATATTAATAACTTAAAGTTAATACTACAGGACGTAGATCCCCCATCACAGCCCGATGAGATTCGGCCCAACATAGTGCCATTTAAACCAAAGATACACTAAATGACTAATGAAAATGATGAAGATGTCTATTTAAAATATCCACGACATCGTAAGTGGTTTAACAAACTATATGTTGCAGAATTGTTTGGATATAAATGTGGACCAGCTGGCGTTGATATACCAGAAGATGGAACGTACGTTGTGCGACCTGTATACAATCTCTCTGGCATGGGTGTAGGAGCAGAAGTTAAGGATCTCTTGGCTGGCGACTTTCACACTGTCCAACCCGGATACTTTTGGTGTGAGTATCTAACTGGAAATCATTACTCTGTAGATTATACATTTAAGGTAAATCATAAGACTGGTGGTGAGTGGGTCCAAACTTCGTGTTATCAGGGGTTTAACACTCGACATAATCTCACACAATTTATTGAGTGGAAGAAATCGTCCTATATACCACAGCTGCCCCAAGATACACTTAAACATCTAAGTGATGTACAAGATATTAATGTTGAATTTATTGGCAACAGTATAATTGAAATACATTTGAGACCTTCTAGTGACCCTTTGTATGATCATCTAATTCCTGTATGGGCTTCTGATCTGGGTGTAAAAAAACAATATAAAGAATCGCACGGTTTTGAGTTTATTGAATCGCACGATGATGCTGATGGGCTGTTAGATGACCCGAGGATTGGCTTTCTAGTAAAATGATATACTGCCCACTGTAAGGCGATACCTTATTATACCAGATTTTACAAATAGGTCAACAAGCGAATTGACTGTTGTAAAAGAATAATTTATAGTGTAAACTAACATACAACATGAATAGGAATTGAAACTGATGGCTAAGAAACAAAGCGTACATTATGTTAACAACAAAGAGTTCTCATGGGCAGTTGTTGATTACTGTACAGATCTTAAAAAAGCCAAAGATACAGAAACAACTCTACCAATCGTTACAAATTACATTGCGAGTTGCTTTCTCAAAATTGCAGAGGGCTTATCTCACAAATCTAACTTTATTCGATATACCTATCGAGAAGAGATGGTGATGGATGCTGTAGAGAATTGCCTCAAAGCTATTGAAAACTATAACATAGAAGCGGCAACCCGAACAGGTAAACCTAATGCATTTGCATACTTTACACAAATCAGCTGGTATGCATTTCTTCGCCGGATTGAGAAAGAAAAGAAACAACAAGAAATTAAATTAAAATATATTACCTCATCTGGATTTGAAGCATACACTGCTGCTGATGCTGGTGATGTTGGAGCACTAAATGTGCTCAACAATCTTGTAGATGATTTGCGCGGCCGTATTGATAAAATCCGACATGTGGATGAAGCAGTGAAGACAATAACCAAAGAAGAAAAGATAAGAGCTAAGCGGGCGCCAAAGCTAAGTGATGAGGATTCAGACTTATCAGACTTTATGGAGACCTGATGTATCATTCAGCAGAAGAACTTGAACAAAAGATCCGCGGTATGCTTTTTTTATCTTTAAGGCTTGTCGATATGGAAAAAAAGGAGTATAATGTAGGAGATTACAACCACGTCGTTGATAACATTCGTGCATTAGCTGGAGACATATATAATGACAAAAGTGGCAATTCTAAATGACACACATTGCGGTACTAGGAATAGCTCTGACATATTTCTCGATAATGCAGAGAAATTTTATAACGATGTATTTTTCCCTTATCTTCTGGAACATGATATTAGCCATATCATCCACCTTGGCGATTACTATGATAACAGGAAGTTTATTAACTTCCGTGCTCTTAACCGCAACCGTCATCACTTCCTTAAACCGTTAAGAGACCATGGCATTACTATGGATATTATCCGTGGTAATCATGACACGTTCTATAAGAATACAGGTGAATTGAATTCACTAAAAGAGCTATTGGGCCACTACATGAATGAGGTAACAATCATTCAAGAGCCTAAAGTAATGACATACGGATCATTGAAGATAGGTCTTGTCCCATGGATGGATGATGAGAACGAGAAGCAATGTCTTGAATTTCTTGCCAATGCAAAGTGCGACTGGATTGGAGGACACTTTGATATTGTAGGATATGAGATGCTTAGTGGCATCAAATGCGAGCACGGGCTTGATAGATCAGTCTTCAAGCGGTTTGAGCAAGTGTTATCTGGTCACTTTCATACTAAATCTAGTCAAGACAATATTACGTATCTTGGTAGTCAGATGGAGATGAATTGGAGTGATGCTCACAACAACAAGTTCTTTCATGTCATTGATACAGAGACCCGCGAGCTAACAGAAGTTCGCAACCCCCATACATTATTTCATCGTATCTATTATGACGACTCAAAGCAAGACTATATGTACTACAACTTAGATGATGTTGTGGATAAGTTTGTTAAAGTAGTTGTAATTAACAAGTCCGATACATTTACTTTTGATAGACTTATTGACCGTATTCAAAATCATAGTATACTTGAACTCAAGATTGCTGAAAACTTTAATGAGTTCTTAGGAGATAATGTCGATGATGAGGATATATCTGTTGAAGATACTTCCGTTCTGTTGGATAGTTATATCGATGCAGTAGATACTGATCTCGACAAGACCCGTATCAAAGTGCAGATGAATGACTTAATGACAGAGGCTCAAGCCCTAGAGATAGCATGATAACATTTCAAAAATTACGTTGGAAGAACTTCCTTTCAACTGGAAACTCATATACAACCGTTGACTTTTGTAAAGCAAATACCACATTAGTAGTAGGCCACAATGGCGCTGGTAAGTCATCTATGTTAGATGCATTGAGCTTTGCTTTGTTCGGCAAGGCTCATCGTAACATTAGTAAGGCTCAGCTAGTCAACTCTATTAACCAAAAGGGTACAGTTGTTGAAGTAACATTCAATGTACTAGGTTCTGACTTTAGAATTGTACGGGGTATTAAGCCAAATATATTTGAGATCTGGCGTGGCGACACGATGATAAATCAGTCATCCCACGCTAAAGAGTACCAGAAGATCCTCGAGCAAAACATCTTGAAGCTCACACACAAGAGCTTCCACCAGATTGTTGTGCTGGGCTCCTCATCTTTTGTTCCTTTCATGCAGTTGAGCGCAGTGAATCGAAGAGATGTTATCGAGGATCTTCTGGACATAAATGTCTTCTCTAAAATGAACAGTATTCTCAAAGAGAAGACCTCATTGTTGAAGGATGAGATTAAAGATGTTACTCACCAGAGTGAAGTTAACAAGACTAAGATCGAAGCACAAAAAAAGTACATCCGAGATGTCAGAATAATTAACAAAGGCGCAAAAGAAGAGAAGCTCAAACTTATTGATGATCATAGGGATGAGATCAAGACTCTTAACCAAGTGAATGCAACCGCATCTGAGTTCATTTCAAAGAACCTATCTCCAGCCACAGATAGTAAGCAGAAGGCGTCAAAAAATATCAACGAGCTTAACCAATTCAAAGCAAAGTTTAATGCTGATATCAAGAAATTGGTTAAGGACGTCAAATTCTTTGAACAGAATGATACCTGTCCGACTTGCACCCAATCAATTACAGAGGCGACGAAAGCGTTCCATATCATGGATGGAAAAGATAGGCAGCGGAGACTCAATACAGCACTCACTGATGCTGATGCGGCTTTTGAAAGGAAATCTGTTCTTCTGGCAACAGCTGAAGATATGTTGAGAAACTGTCAGTCAGTGCAGAGTGATATACACGCAAATAATCAATCTATCAATAATTTTCAAGCTGCTATTGATCGTACACAAAAAGATATAGAAGACTCTAATCAGAGTACTGGATTAGATGCTGCAAATAGTGACCTTGATCTCCTTACAGAATCAGCGGAATCATTGATTGAAAACCGCCTCGTACTTAGTGAGCAATTCAACTACAATCAAGTTCTCTCTCAGATGTTAAAGGATACAGGGATCAAGACAAAGATTATTAAGCAGTATTTGCCTGTTATTAATAAACTAAGTAATCAATATCTACAGATCCTGGACTTTTTTGTCCACTTTAATTTGGATGAGGCTTTCCAAGAGACTATCCGCTCACGCCATCGCGATGCGTTTACGTATGACTCATTCTCTGAGGGCGAGAAGCAGCGCATTGACTTAGCATTGCTTTTTACTTGGAGAATGATTGCTAAGATGAAGAACTCAGTGTCAACCAACCTTTTGATACTCGATGAGACTTTTGACAGTTCATTAGACTTTGAAGGTGTTGACAATCTGATGAAAATTATATATAGTCTTGGGGACGATACAAATGTATATGTTATCTCTCATAAAGGCGAAGTCTTGGAAGGTAAGTTTGCTCGCAAGATTGAATTCTTTAAAGAGAAGAACTTTAGTAGGATTAAGTGATGTACTACAAACAAATAAACAAATTAATTGATCCCATTAAAGCTAAAGAGATGGCTGATCATATGGATGATATCTATGATCCACTAAAAAACTTGCCAGATCCTACCGTGCCAATGAGTCCAGCATTTCATAACATCTTCTGTAAGATTCATGTTGAATTGACTCCCATTATTGCAAGAGAGTGGAGTGTAAACTTGGTTCCATCATATAACTATGGCAGGATCTATAACCAAGGCGATATTCTCACTAAGCATCTTGATAGGCCATCATGCGAATATAGCATTACATTAAATCTTTCTCGTAATACGGAAATATGGCCTTTTTATGTCAAATCAAAAGATGATAAAAATGCTGTTGAAGTTCTCTTGGATGTAGGGGATGCTGTTACATACAAAGGGCCTGACGTACTTCACTGGAGAGAAGAGCTGCCAGATGGTAAAGTCCATCAGATGTTCTTTCATTGGGTATCTACATCTGGCAGATTTGCCGAGCTTGCTTGGGATAATAAAAGGGAGAGCTTTAAAGCTGAAGCTGAAATTGGATTGACTTTATATTAAGGATTAAATTATGGAACTGACTGATCAAGTCCAGCAAGTATTAAAGAACTTTGCTGGCATTAACCCTAACATTGTAGTAGAAAAAGGAAATATGATCCGTACTCTTTCTGAGGGTCGGAACATCTTTGGCAAGGCTACTGTTGATGTAGACTTTCCAATTAAGTTTGGTATCTACGATTTGAATGAGTTTCTCAGTGTATTAAGTCTTGTGGATGAGCCTAAGCTAACATTCAACGACCAGAATGTAACTGTTGCTGATTCTACTGGCCGATCTAACATTAAATACTTCTTTACTGATACAGATCA